GTATTCACCGTCGACTCTCCGATCACGCTCGCCAGCGCGACGGCCGAGGCGCAATCGATGGCTGACGCGAAGAAATCTGCGTCGACCACCGCGCCCCCATCGGCGTTTGTCCGGTACAAACCGAGATCGAACTTGCCGGCTGTCTGCGCCCCGCTCTGGAAGTGGACATCCACCACGACGGCGCTCGACGGAATCTGGACCAGCCGGATGACTGACGTGATGCTCAGTGAAGCCGTGACGGAGGCCAGGTAGCCCACCGCACACTTGACCACCGCGCCCTCGCCCAAACCGGGGTTATTCAACACCCGAGGAGTGGCTTCCCGGTTCGTGATCGCCGTACTCTTCAGGGTAAGATCAACTGCCATTGGTCACCTCTTACTGTCTTGACGTTAAGGGTTTGTCCACAATTAGGCTCTGTAGCTCTCGATGTTGTAGACCTTGTTCTCTTCGATCCGTGTCGCGCCCACCGTCAAGTAGACGTAGGATTGATACGGCTCACCCTGCAGATCGTTCCGCTTGGAGATCGAGGTCGTGATGTCATTCCAGATGCCGAGGTGCATTCCGGACTTACACCACACGGGGACATCGACTTCGTTCGTGCCCGCCGCTTGCGCTTCGATCAACTCGCAATGCACCATCTCGATGCCGAGGAAACGATTGACCTTCCCGTCCTTCAACACGGGCTTATCCATCCCGTTGAAGTCCGACGAGATCACCTGCATTTCGGTCAAGAGGTTGGCTTCATCCTTGGCGGTGAGGCCGAGGTAGACCTGCTCCATATCGAAATCGACGAAATTCACGCCCATCTTTTCCTTGACATCGAGCATCTTCTGGACATTGAGCCGGCTGTTGGAACCACCGACGGCGACGTCCACTTCGTTGCCCGAGGTGAAGGAGGTTGAGGTCGCACCCTGCTCGCCCGTCTTGGCGGTGCCGGTGAAGGCATCGATGATCACGCGGTCGATCTTGCGACCAGCCGCGAACACGGCGTTCTGGGTGTACTTGGACTCGGGATCTGTCAAGAGACGGAGCTTATCGAAGGTATCAATCAACTGCGGGAGATCGCTGTCAGAGGGGAATACCCACCGACGATCGACGCTCGCATCGACCCGGCCCATTGGCTGGAATCGACCCGTGACGTCTTGCATTTCAACGGAGCCCATCTGATCGACGGGTGATGCTTGCTTACCGGTATAGTGACCCTCAGTCACCTTGTCCCGAAGTTTGCTGCCCTTGATCTGCAGCAACAACTGGATGTTGGAACTGAACGAAATCGTGTAATGGTTGGGGATGTTGATCGACATAGAAAGCCTCTTTCAGAAACCGCAAAAGGGTTTTTGACTAGGGCTTTCCTGTCGCTGGACAGGGCCCGGTAACCGACTGTTCGGCTCCGGTGTGGAGTTCCCGAAGGAAAAACTTAACTCTAGGTTACTCTCCTTAGATTATCGTGTCAAGGGGATTTCCTAGTTGACATCAGACCGACAATTTTTGCTGCCCACCCACGATCGGGACCGTCTGTTGGGTCGCGTTCAGTTGCGCCACCATCGACCCAACTTGGGCGAATTTATCCGGCCCCATCACTTTGATGACCGCGATAATCCACATCGCCAGGTGCGCCTCAACCCGCTGCCCGTTGGGGAGCGTCAACCCCATCATCATGCCGAAATTGTTGTTGCTCATAGCGCCATGCTCCCTGGATACGCGATCGCTTCCAACTGCCGCACCTTGTCACGGGCTTGCTGACGGACTTGCGGATCCTCGCTCGAAAACATCTGGGCGTGTTCGCGACTTGTCTGCAACGTCTTGAGTTCGGCTTTGGCCTGATCCGCCGTCATGCCCTTGAATCCGTTCCCGCCTTGAGGCTTGAATCCGGCCGGCTTGCCATCCTCGATCGCCACCTTGGACCCGATCTTGTGCAAAAGTTCCAACGTGCGCTTTGGTCCGAGCCCGCTCTTGAAGACGTCGAGATCCTTTTCCTCGAGTCCCAACGCTTCCGCGGCCCGGTTCACGACGTCGAGGTTCTCGTCATAGCTGTCTTTCCACGCGGTCTTGAGTGCGGCCAGTTCTTCGGCATTGCGCGTGGTCTGTTGCTGCGTCTGTGCCTCCTGCAGCCCTTTCACATGCGCGTTCCATGCTTCGCTGATCACGTTCACTTGATTCTGGGACAATCCCGCCTTGTGAAAGATCGGTTTGAACGCGGTCGCGAGTTCGCCCTTATCGCCATCGGGCAGCTTGACCGTGTAATCATTCGGGGTCTTCGGCCGACCGAGCTTGTCGTAGATCGGTTCCCACTCTTTGGCATCGCCACTCTTCGGGATCTTGACCACCGAATTCAAATCGCCGGTCAGTTTTTCCAGATTCCGATACGACGTAAACTGATCATTCGGGGTTTTCCAGCCACGTTCTTTGATCGTGACCAGCGCGTTGTCGTCGTAACCAATGGCTTTCCAATGGTTGTCGGCCCAGGCTTGACCCGCTTCCGGAAAGGTGACGCCGGCAGGTGCGCCAGTGCCGCCAGCAGGAGGAGTAGCAGTACCAGTGGAACCACCAGCACCACCATCACCACCGGCAGGAGCACCGTCTGGACTAAGGAACAAACCTTTTCGAACGAACATCGTTTACTCTCCTTGGTTGGTTGGGAGTTGCTTGTTGCCATAGATGGCCCAGAGTTGGTCTTCGCTTAATCGGAGGTGTTCTTGGATCCGTAACCACACCTCCCGGCGCCCCACGAGGACGTCCGAGAGGCGTTGATCCGGCATGAACGTTGTATCGTTCGCGCGACAAAATTTTGCCAGGTCTTCGAGGACCATACGGCCAGATTCCGTCTGGGGATCGAGGGCCCGGAGATAGGCCAGTTGACGAAGTTTGAGAAAGCCACGGGCTTTTTCGTACCAGTTGACGACTGTCTCGGTGGCGGTCACTTGGGTTTCGGCAACACGGTTTTAGCCAGAGCCGACGCAGCGGGCGCCATCTCTGCCATCTGTTGCTGTTGTGCGGCTTGGGCTCGCTGTTCTCGCTTCGCGTCTCGTTGCGCTTTGCTCGCCATCCACTTCGTCGGCACGGCTTGAATATCGGCCAACTCAGGGATCGCGGTGTCCATATCGAAGTTATCGAGCGGGGACGCATCGCCCGTGAGTTGGACATAGTTCGTGGTGTATTCCATCGTCCGCAGGAATCCAGCCGCATGTTCAGCCCTTGCCATTCGAGACAAGGGTGAGTCGTACCGCACCGTGTATTCCCCTTTGGCCTCAAGGAGAGCGGGGGGCATTGGTGGGACGAGTCGTTGTCGAACCAGTAAGTCGATTTCGCGATCGATCATGGGCCCGAGCGATTCACTTTGCTGACGTCCCATTGTCGGAGAGAGGAGGGCGCCTTTCTCTCGGGCGCGCTCAATGACTTCCGTGGCAGTCATTTGAGGTGACTCCACTAGAATCTGGAAGAGGGTCACGAGGAACCAGTCGTTGATGACGTGTTGCTCGATCGCCATGAGCTTGTCGCCAATGGCAATGTTTCCTGTGGGAAGGGTGTGGACCAACGGCTTGCCATCGGCTGAGACACCACCCGGATTGATCGCGCCGGGACGCATCGAGAAGGTGTCGACAATGCCGTCATCATGGGCGAGGAGCACAGGATCCACTGTCCGATGGCCCTGCTTGAGCACCGTCTTTTTCATTTCGTTCAAAGTCTTGATGCTGGGAAGGGCGAACATGGCAGGAGAACGGCCGTAAGTCTCTCCGGGCGTGGTGACGTACCGGCTAATGGAATACGGATTAGTATGGTAGCCCCCTTCTTCAACGGTACATTTTCCGGTAAGCGACACGTAACATGAATAGAATTCCATTCCGTCGTAATCGAGGCGCTCAGGATCAAAGCGGGCGGCGTCTCGAGGAGCGACCTTATGGACGAACCAGTGTTCTTTCGTGTGGGCGTCGGGCTTTTTGATCTCTTCACTGAACACCTCGGGGAGGTTGTCAAGTCCGAATCGCTCGACCGCTTGCTCGGTGGTGAAGGGGAATCGACGATACTCCCGGTCGATGATCCCCTGGTGGTTCTCAAAGAAGTACATCTGCCCAAGGTGACAGGCCGCATAGCGGAGTCCTTTCTCGCCTTTCATCCCTTGGAGGGCGTCGGTGTAGATCGATCCGGTCCCGAACGCGCCCAGCATCATGTAATCTTCGTGCTTTTGGCTGGCGAAGTTGGCTTTGGGGGCGTAGCGGTAGCGGAACAAGGCTTTGGTCAATTCATCGAACCAGAGCCGTGTCGCACGATCTTTCAGAAGATATTCATCGCTCGGAATCGCTTGATGCCACGTCGAATTACGGGGAGTAAGCATAGATTCCATAGCAGCAGCAAAACGAGTGAGGGCCAAAGCAGCAGTGCTATCCACCATTTCATGCGTGTTTTGCTCCCCTTTGGTGAGCGTGGTTCTATTCTGGGCGCCGAAGTGGTTGGCGTAATTCGGGAGAATGCGAAGCGCGATCTGTTCCCAGTTGGATTCCAAGTGACCACGCAACTGCGCGGCCGACTCTTGTTCCTTGATCACCTTCAGCGCATTTTCGTCGGAATCTTTTTTGGGCATCTACCGGTACCTATGGACCACCAGGGGCCAACTCTTCAGATCCGTCAATCCGTCCGGGGCGGGATCACAGCGGCACTCGATCGTCAACTCGTGATCCTCTTCGTCCACTTCTCCGTCATCGTCCACCGGGCACACATGAATCGCAGATCGCTTTTTGAAAATTCCCCATTTCACTCATAAGCCCGTCAAATACGTCTGGGCGGTGGTTTGTTGGGCTCGCTGCGCTTTCGGGTCAGTCAAAAAGGTAGACGCCCGTCCTTGTCTCAGCTTTTCGTGTTTCAAGGCTTCCTCGGTCTTGCGGGCCACGTCGGGATCCTCGACCGAGGGCGCGATCGGCGCGGCCTGGGGAATCGGCGGCATTTTGGGATTGAACATCGCGGCCATCAGATGGCGCTTCCAGATAACGTAGTGGAGGATTCAGTAAGATAGTCGCTCGCACGTCGCTTGCGGCCACCGCCGCCCAGAGACGCCGCGATTCGACCCGCAGACTCTCGTGCACGGCCTCGCGCCTTTTCTTCATCGAAATCTCGGAAAAATTGAGCACGTTCTTCCTCCCGTTTGCGCGCGGCCTCTTGCTCTGCCGCCAACGCCGCATTCGCGTCGTCTTCCGCGTCACCCATTTTGTCATCTGGCGAGCCAGGAGCGGTCGCCCCAGCTTCACCGCCAGAACCGGCTTTGGTCGCTTCGTCGATGGCGAGATGGGTGAGACCCACAACAGGAATGATGTATTCGAGGGGATTGACGCCACCGCCCATGAGGACCACCCTTCGTGGGGTTCGAAGCGCGCCAGGGGGAAAGCCTAGATGGTCTACTGCCTACCCTGGCGCCTCTTCGGATCGTCGCCTAGGTGGTTCCAAGGGTTTCACCTAGTTGACACAATGGCGGGAAGTTTACCTGGAAAAGAGGTCGTAGTCAACATCCCGAGCGATGCGACCACGGCTGCGGGTTTTGGAGGCACTCAAATCTCTCCGGGCCACTCGGGTCGCAAAGGTGAGGGCGAGGGCGTCTCCGTCGTCTGGGGAGGGGTAACCACGGTCCTTGAGACTTTCTTTGGCTTCGAGCATAACCGAATCGCTAGCCTTGCCAAAGTAGTCATACTCTGGGGACACCAAGTCTCGGAACAGATCAGGGTCGGCGTCGATGCACCCGCCGCCCAACCAATCCCGCAGGTTCGCCCACATTTCAGTTCGCTTATTGGCCCATTCTTTGGATTCGGCACCGCTTCCAAACCACACTTCATTAACTTTGAAACCAAGTTCTCTGACACGATCAATCACCCCCGTTCCGTTGCCGGCGTCGATGTTCACCGCGTCCGGGTTGTAGTGCGCGATCACTTCAGCCAGCTTGTTAGCGACAAACATATTATCCCGCTCCACAAACTTAATTGGAGCAATCGATCGTGCATCGCGACCTCTTCGGAATCGAAAAACTGTTTTATCGTCGCCGTATCGGGCGATGTCCACGCCAAGAATAAGCGGCGCGTTGAGGTCGTCGACGACTTGGCG